GTAAATAGAACCAACAGGATACGCACCAACTAAAGCTGACTGCACAAAAGCTGTTGTAGCTATTTGTGTGCTAGATGTTCCTGTAGATGCTGTAGGTGCTGACGGTGTACCAGTAAACGTAGGACCATTTAGATCAGACTTAGATGAAATAGCAGCAGCAATAGCGTTATACTCCGCATCTATCTCTGAGCCTTTAATAATCTTTTGTGCATCACCAGACGATAGCCCGTCTTTTTGTGCAAAGTTAGTTGCTTTTGTATAATCAGACATACCTATCCTTAAATTGTTTTACCTGCTTTAACATAAATATCTATCTTTTGTATCGACAAAGGTGCAGCGTTAATATCTGCCTCAAAGCCTAGTTGCATAATAGAACCTGAGCCACCTAAGTTACTGTTGACTTCTTCAAGCACTAGACCACTAGAGTATTCTGCAATAGCGTACTCACCGCTGTTGTACTCATAAACATTACCTGCTCGTAGCTTTTTAGTTATAGACCGATATGAGTTAACATAATCAAAACCATACTTCAACGCTACGTCTTGACCTACACCACCAACAACTACAAAGTTACCTTTCTTTAAAAACTTCATAGTTGTTGGACTACCTAAGTCAAAGTAGTTAGTGTAGTAGCGTAGTCTGTACTTTTCTGTGTCATCTAAAAACCCAAAGTATTTACCTAAGTAACCTTCTTGTCCTACGAAAAGATCGCCTGTATAAGTAACGTGTAATGCCGTAGGTTCAAGACTATCCCAAACAGTAGCCCTTGCTGCGCCATTCTGTAATCTAGCTCGTAGATCAAAACAGTAAACATACTTAGACGTAGGTAGTGTTAATAAATAGAAAGCATCTTTAGGATAGTAAACACCTTTAATCTTTTCTTTGTTAGTCTCTGATTCTACAAACTCAATCAGATCATCTCTTACGTTAAATGAGATGTCGTTAATAGGTGCTGACTTTTCCTGAATGACTCTTGAAATGCTTCTGACACCTGTTTGAGATAAGAACATTACATCAGTACCTGTGTTAGCAATACTGTCTCTAGCTATGCAACCAATGTCAGCAATTAAATCAGCTAACTGTAAGTTAGTAACATCAATAGGGTTTGCATAAACAGCTATGTTTCTTTTACCAAAGATAATCAAGAAACCGTTGTGTGCTGCTAGTCCTACTACCTCGTCACCGTTAGGAAACACATCAATTAATGACAAAAACCCTGAGTCACCAGAAGATAAGTTAGTGCCGTCTAGTAACGAGCTAAAGTAAACTGTTTGTTTATCGTTAGCAATGTCTGCCCACCATGTTCTACCATAAGCACCTATAACTACATTAGGCTTAAAGTCAGAAGCAGAACTGTATGTGGTAGGTACTGACCCAGCATCGCTAAGTAAGTTAAAGCCGTAAGCACCTGTATGTGCATGGTCTGCTCCTAGTTTGTGATAGACTAAAGGTAGATGACCAGTCTGTGCAAAGTAAGCATAAGGACTAGCTGTTGGTCCTTCACCGAATACAATACTAGCACCCATCCATTCGTTAGCTGTGATGCTGTAAGCTGTTGTACCTGTTCCTGCTGCATTAGCTACTGTAGTGTTAACTGCTGTGACTAATGTAGAAGCACCGCTTGCTCTAGTAAATAACTTGTTATTACCACCAACAAAAGTAACGTCAGGGTTAGGTAGGTTATAAATAAAGTCCACACTGTTAGACGCTAGATCAGAGTTTAACGATGTGTTTACTTTGCTCCACCCACGCCTAGCACCGACACGACCAAACTTATCTATGACACAGTTATACGCTTCTAGCGCATACCCTGATGATAAATCAACACTGCTATCCTGCGTATTAATTCCAAAAAAAGCAGGGGCTGATATGGTCGATGACTGTATTCTTCCAGCCATTAGACTGCTGTCCAGACGTATTGATCGTTCTGTCTGCTCTCTGCCATAGCAATGTGATCTGCCAATGATGCGTCTGCTAAAGCACTAGCTTCCTGAGATGATAATCCACCATCTTCTCCGCGTTCTGCTACAGCTTTTGCATAAGCATACTTAACTACAGGATCAGAAGGAACAAGTAACTCTGTTGAAGGATCTGTTAAAGCAGGTTGTGGTTTGTATAAATTAAAATAAATGTTATAAACTTTATCAGGAATAGGGTACAAATCTACTTGTGTATCTCCGTTACTAACACCGTTAAAGTTATAGTACATTGGTGAACCTTTTGATGACTCACCGTTTAACAACAAGTTGTTCATACGACCAGACGTTATACCTTCTAAAAAATGATTACCTTCAGAGTTTATAACGTCCATGACTCTAAACCGTTGACCAGCCCCTGTCAGTACCCAGTTAAACAAACCATCCTGTGTAGTGACTGTAAGTGTCTCAGTCAACACGTTCCACTGAAAAGAATCTTCTACAATTCTCTTAGCATCGTTGATAAACACACCAATTAACTTAGAGTATGGAGTATCTGTCGGAGCAGTTACTTCATCTTCTCTGAGCCTTATTAGTACGTCATTGACTAACTCTAAGTAATTCATTGCTATCCTTTAGCTTTCTTTTTAGCAGTAGCTGAAAGATCACCATAATGATATAAAGGCTTGCTTGTTGCTGTATGAGACTTATTCGTATGCAGCATCCCATTAGGCATCTTGTGAAAGTTACCTGACCAGACCTTTCCGTTTTTTAAGTAATGCTTTACACCTTTAGCCATTACTTCTTCTTTTTAGGTTTAGTTTTCTTTTTCTTTACAGGTTTAGGTTTTTTATATTCGTACATATCTATCTCCTAAGAATGAAATTGAGTTGCTAGTGATGGTTTTAATTCCATAGTAACTATGTAAGTAATCTCGCTTGATGTACCACTGTTTTTAACTCTAAGTACATCGTTCTCTTGTAAGTCTATCTGTAAGTCTTTTATCAACAATGACTCACCACTTGTAGCTTGTAACGACTTAGCATGAGCTAATGGATACTCAGTTGATGTACGACTGTCGTACCAATACAAGTCTGCGTCTTCATTACCAGCAGTAGCTAAGATATAAATCATGTGTATCTCAGCAGTGTTCTTTGCTGGGACAGTATACATATCAACCTTTGCGCTATCGTTTGTTCTTTTTTTTACGGCTGTTACGCTTCTTGCCATGAATTAATCTTTCTATTGAGTTGACAAACCCTGACCATATCTCTTGTGGGCTAGGAAGTAACCACCCTAATACCAACAACAATAAGTACCACATAGGCACATTAGTATTATTTTGTATTAAGCTATCTACTTTAGATGTGTTAATGCTGGTGTCATTTTCCTTCTGACTAACATTAACATTCTCACCTTCGATCTTGGTGTTGTCCTGCTGACCTACGACTTGTTGTGTGTTCTCTTTACCTACCTGAGCATTAGCATTTACGCTAGTACCAGCTTTTTTTTCAGGCATTAAAACTTTAGCTAATCCTAACGCTGTACATCCTTGTAGCAAAAGCATAGCACAAACAGCAATAAAATATATGTTTATTTTCATCTACCTAAGATGATATCTACCAGCCAGCCAAAGGAAGCACCTAGTATCAGCAACAACACACCTGCACCCTTCCATTTAGTCATAACATCAGTTACACACTTAACGTCAATACTTAACTGCTCTAACTGACGCTGTAGAGACTCTACCTGCGCTTCTAACTTACCTAGTTGCTTGTCATTGTCCATTAAGTAGTCCTTTTATTTTTCTTAGGTTTTTTCTTAGCGGTACGTTTAGCCTTCTTAAAATCTTCAGCCGTAGGTGCGCCTTTGTCTCCAGCCTTTTTCATCTTTCTTCCGCTTTTACGTTTAGCGTGTATATTTGCGTACAGTCCTCTTTTAGCCACTACCACTTCTCCTTATTAGCCCAATATGCTGCTGACATTTTACCTTTAGATATATTCTTAGCGTGTCTAGCTTTGAATGATTTACGTCTAGCCTTTTCTGATGCTGTTTTAGGAGACTTACCTGCTCCTGATACACCCTGCTGACCAAACCTTATAGTTTTAACCTTGTCACCCTCTTTAGCCACAACAACATGAGACTTAGTAGGATGACTTGGTGTACGTTTAGGTTTGTTAAATCCTGATACACCTGCTCTTTTTAATCTAGGGTCTTTCATCAGCCCACCTTTGGTCTTGTACCACTGTTATAAAATCATCCATGTCTGCTGCATTAGTGATAGCTGTCTCTAGTCGAGTACACTCAGCTACTATAGCTGCACGTTGAGTGACTACATCTGCCGGTATGTCTACGTCTCTCTCAAACTTACGAGTCACCATCCAGTCAGTCTGAGCTAGCATCGTACCTGCTGTGTGTTTAACCTGTGCCGTCCAAGAGTACTTTAAACCTCTAGTCACTAGACGTTCATCGGTGTCTACCATCACAGGTGGATCTTGTGTTTCGTCTAACTCTTGCACCCACGCTGGATCACCATTCTCGTCAACCTCTTCTCGATCCTCTAGTGCCTTAGGCAGATTAACGTCACCGTTCCAATAGAACCTGTCATCTGCTCTCACTGGATCATCAACCCATGTGATACCCAGAGCAGTCTTCTCGTCCTCTGTGGATTGCTGTAACCAGTTGCTCGGATAGACCGTACCACCTATCTCGAAGCTGGAGTTCTGTCTTAGTGCTGTGCTTCCTA